AGAGAATATGTTATTGATGAAATATTTGGCAAAAATCAAGCGTATAAAAACAAGACAGAAAACGTATTAAACAATTGCGCTGACCAGTTTATTCACGAACACGATGTTCTATTTAATTGGCGGTAACGTTTAGCATTGCTGTCAGTGCTGGAATTTGAAAAACAAAAGTTGAATTATGCAGAACAGTTTATTTGAAAATATACCGACGAGTGATGTACGTCAGCCAGCATTGCAGCAATGCAGTGTTAGCCGCAGTACTTTGTATTTGGGTGATTGTTTTGACGCTTTCAAATACATTGACGATGAAAGTATAGATGCTATAATTGCCGATTTGCCCTATGGCACAACGGCTTGTAAATGGGATAGCGTTTTGCCATTTGATAAACTATGGCGTGAATATGAAAGAATAATAAAGCTAAACGGTGCAATAGTTCTTACAGCTTCGCAACCATTTACAAGTGCATTAGTAATGAGTAATCCAAAACTATTTAAGTATCAATGGGTTTGGGTTAAAACCAAAAAAACGGGCTTTACAAATGGGAAAAATAGACCGCTTTCACAACACGAAGATGTTATTGTTTTCTCAAAAGCAAATGTAGCCAATGGAAGTAAAATTATGATGAAGTACAATCCACAAGGATTACAGCCACTTGGTAAGGTTAGGAAAGGAGACAAAAACAAGAGTGATGGAGATACTAATGGTCAAAAATATTATAGACCTTCTCAATCTAAAGATTACATTCAGGAATTTACAAACTATCCAACAACTATTTTAAATGTGGCAAGTGAAGGGAAGATAGTGCATCCAACACAAAAGCCCGTTGAACTTATGGAATATCTTATCAGAACATATACAGATGAAAACGATATAGTTTTGGATAACACTATGGGTTCAGGAACTACTGGATTGGCTTGTCTAAAAACAAATCGTCAATTCATAGGTATTGAAAAGGAAAAACAATATTACGATGTCGCTGTTCGTAGGTTGTCCGAGTATTGCGGCTAACGTATGGTGCTATGTACCGTTTGGGATTACGAAGCACCAAACTATAAATTTACAATAACCTTAAAAACGAGAACAAATGTTGAATTTACCACAGAACCCCAAATGGGATATAGCACGTGTTAGCCACAGTACGTTGGTTAATGCTGATTGCTTTGATGTTTTTCCTTTTATTGAAGATAAAAGTATAGATGCTATTATTTGCGATTTGCCCTATGGGACAACTCAATGTAAATGGGATAGCATATTGCCATTAGATAAATTATGGAAAGAATATGAGAGAGTTATAAAACCGAATGGAGTAATAATATTATTTGGTTCACAACCATTTACAACCAAGTTAATAAGCAGTAATTATAATCTTTTTAGGTACGAGTTAATTTATGGTAAAACAAAAAGCTCAAATTTTATGCAGGCAAAAAAACAACCATTAAAAACTCACGAAAATATATTGGTTTTTTATAAAAAATTAGGCACTTATAATCCTCAAATGACAAAGGCTGTTGTTATGGACAAAAGAAAAAAAGAAAAACAATACTTTCATAAAGAAGGAAGTGTAAGCGAAGGACAAAAAACATTTAGAAAAGTTGAAAATGGGTTAAGATACCCAACTTCAAGTTTGTTATTTAATAATTCAGATAAAACAAAAAACGAACACCCAACTCAAAAACCACTTGAACTTATGGAATACTTGATTAAAACCTATACCAACGAAGGTGATATGGTATTAGATAATACAATGGGTTCAGGAACTACAAACCTTGCTTGTTTAAAATTAAATCGCAAATCAATTGGAATAGAAAAGGAAAAACAATATTACGATGTCGCTGTTCGTAGGTTGTCCGAGTATTGCGGCTAACGGTGGTTATATGCGGTCGTTGCCGTTTTTCAAAGTAGTACAAAACTTAATTAAAAATACAAATTTATGCAAACAGAACACATTTCAAAAGAGCCACAAGGCAATGACGTATATAACGTGTTAACGGCTGGCGTTCATTTATTTGCCTTTTTGGACATGATTGATTGTTCATTAGAAATAAGAAGATACGCCAACCAAGATAACAGATGGCTTGCTCAAATCGAACATTGCGAACTTAAAGAAGGTGCTATCCTTTCAGGAAATTATGGAACTGGTAAAAATCCAGAGCAAGCCATTGAGGATTATGTAAGGCAAATAAAAGGAAAACACATAGTTATTAACGCTGCAACGAAATATCGTAAAGAGTATCATGTACCCACGAACGTTTATTTCGCTTGCCGTTAACGGTTTGTGTATGAGCAGTGGCACTTGTACGAACTTCCAAATTAGCAGAGCGCTTGTGTGCCATTGCTTATACACGGTGTTATGCCTAGTGCTAATTGATATATTTGTAAACTTTTAATAACTAATAAAATGGAAAGAAACGTTAATGAACTTGTAGGCAAAGTGCTTACAAATGTTGAAAACAAAGGAGATGAACTAATATTTACTTGTGAAAATGGTGATGTGTACAAACTGTACCACGCTCAAGATTGCTGCGAGTCAGTTTCAATTGATGATATAAACGGCGATTTAAACGACTTAATTGGAACTCCTATATTGGTAGCAGACGAAGTAAATAACGAGCAGTTTGAAAAAGAATTTGCCGCTAAATTTAAACATGTGGAAGGCTCTTATTCTAAAAAAGATGATGAAGGTAATTATGAGCCTGATTCATGTACGTGGACTTTTTACAAATTTGCAACATCTAAAGGCTATGTAGATGTAAGATGGTTTGGAGAGTCTAATGGATATTATTCTGAAGGTGTCGACTTTATTTTAGTAGGTACGGATAGAGAATGGTAAGCATTAGGCATAACTATGTTATATGTACACTAAAGGTAAACATATAAAACCAGGGGTAGAAATTAAACTAACAGAGAGATGAAAGAGAAGATACGCAATTTATTTGATGAAATGAAAGTGCGCTCACGTTACAAATCCATGGGCGACATCATCAACATGATTGAACCTATTGTCAATCAGGAGGTCGAGAAGCGGATTGCCGAGAGGATGCCGAGCGAGGAAGAGATGCTTCAGATGGTAGCAGGGCATATTCCCTGGCTGATAGCTTCGGCACGAAACAGCAAGAAGTACGTGAATCCATTTACAAGCGGACATGCATTTTCAGAGGTGATAAGAATACTGAGTGAGAATTTAAGTCGTGAACTTCGCTCCCGCCTGACCTGTTCGGAAAAACCGAACAACTCACAAAAGACGGAAGGAGGCGCAAAATGAACTGCGAGAAGTGTGGTAAAGAAATGGTAACGACAACCATAGACGGGTTGTGTATGGAATGTTGGGCAGAAAGTTACAGAGAAAAAACGCCTCCGGCAATGTACGGATGGATATGTCCGAGATGTGGGGCGGTACATAGTCCGTTTGATTTAAGATGTGATTGTCCTCCGCCTGTGAGGACATGGATATCATCGGGTACGGGCGAATGGTCGGTTTTGGATGGAAAGACGGAAGGAGGTGAGGGATGCCGATAAAACCTGAAAACAAACACCGCTAAACTGTTTCATCATGTCCCTTAAACCCATTCTGAGAGACAACACTGGCCTTTATGGCAAATTAATGCAAGAGATGTTCCATGAATATGTTGCTTCCGACACATTTCATTCGCACCCCCGGGAGGAGCGCGAGGAGTTAGTGGGAGCTTATGAAGAGATAAACGCTCTGATTGCCAACGCAATAGAGGAAGAGCGCGAAAACATTATGGCAAATTCAGTACAAGCTTAACCTTAAAAAGATGTACAATTTTGCCATAAAGTCACACGGACGGGATCCACGGCCACATTCAGACAGTAGATGCAGACAGACAATCGCAGGCCACCCGTCCGTTCCTTTTTACTGCCTATCTGTTGTATATGTGACAGAAAGGTTGTATATTTGATACGGATTTTTTGCCATTTACAGTTGTTTCGTGAGCCTCCGGGAACTTATGGCCCCCGGGGGCTTTCAAAAGAAGTTCTTTAAAACTATGATAACCCATACAAGAGAGGGTGCTATTGGAAAATGCGGAGTGCTGGGATTTGGGCCCCGGAGTGAGCGAACCTCTGGCTCCAGGGAAACTTGAAGGCTCCAACCTTCATTTGATACTCAACAAAGTTCGAGGGCCGCATGGACACGCACCCATAGAGAGAGGATGACCGTAATCAGGAAAGATCGGTGACAGCCGGGAGAGACCGGCTTTTTACATTCCCCCTCCCGCAGCTTGACTACGGGACCGCTCCGAGGTTACGATCTAGGAGTTTTTTTATCTCAGTTTCCCTCCGAACCTCTCCTCGAATTCTATCTCAAGATGAGTGAAGTACGCCTCCTCGTCAACATATCCCCCAAACACCAGGATAAAGTATTGACATGAGAACAGGGATCTCCCGATGAGCAGCCGGTTCTTGTTACCGAAAGCATGTGAGTTATTCATGAGGTACCAATCTTTGTCATCTGGGCTCCCGAAGAGATTCACAGAAAAAGGATTGATGATACTATCGCTGACCCTGCCGGCAATGAGCAGCCGGTTAATCTTCTTGTACTTGTTTGCAGTGATCTTTAGTGGTCTTGTCTCCATGTGTACCGCCACCAGGGCAGTGAAGTCCTCCTGGGAGATATCGCACAGCTGGTAGGTGATGGTCCCTTCAATATATTCCGCTGATGCAAGAACCGTATCATCCGAGGCTGAGATATCCGTTGAGGATGCCAGGAATGGAGTTGTACCCTCAGTGCTGATGGATCTGTAACCGTACACCCTTGGGAAATCCTGCACAAACCTCTCAAAGCTCTCAGAGATCTTGTACCACATCTTGCTCCGCAGTGAGAACACCCATGAGTAGTTCTTCCCGGGATTCGTGGCAATAATCTCCTTGTGGATGTGATCATACCCAAGGGCTGCCCCCTGCAGGTAGGTCAACAGGCTGGCGTTACAGAGGTACGCGCGGACCTGGTATAAGTTTGGATTGTTGGCGATAGCCTCATAGTTGATGGTCCCCGTGAGCCGTGACAGGTGTTCTCCTTCAGCCAGGTCACTGATTTCAACAGGGCTGGCTCCGCTAATGATATACAGCCCTCTCTCCGTTGTGAAAGCTACACCTCCGTCAATCATTGTGATACTCCGGGCGTTGTTGCACACCTCTCTCGATACCGGAACGATAGACTGAATGAGTGGATCCCCGCTTCCAATAGTCAGGGCCCATATACCATCGGTTGTAAACACATATACCGGGAACTGGCCGAACTGACCGGAAGAGAGCGCCACAGCGTTGGTCGCCATGCCTATCACATTGCCATTGCCACAGCGATATGAGTTGATTGCAGGGTAATAGAACGGATTGGATTGCTCGGTGAGCTGAATACGGTTTGGATCATAGATGGTGTTGGTGGTATTCGGCATTGTGTATGCCTCGGTAGGCATTACCTGGACAGCAAAGAAGTCATGATAAGAGAAGTTGTTTATACCTGACTGAGTGAGATACTTTGTTGCCATCAGGAAGATATCATCATCCCACCTGGTTAATATCTTTACTTGGAAGGCCCTCACATCCGGATAGAACAAGAACGGGAAATAGAATGATGGAGTTGTGCCATCCTCCTTGTATGAGTTCATTTCCTTCCACCCTGAAAACAGGTGCATCGTCTTTTCTGAGGTGTGAAGCTCATAGATAAGTCCCACTTCATAGGGCAGCCCTGTTGTTGTCCTTCTGCCTCCGGTAGGCAGGGCATTGTTCGGACCGCCATACAGCCTCATCACTATATCCCCGAGGAATATTCTGTCATTGTAACTGAATAAGCTCTTGCCTGACAGCCTGTGATGCGTAAAGTTGTCTGTCGGCATGGTATTAAAGGTCACGATGTTCGTCAGGTCCTTATCCAGGCCACTGTTTGCAAGCACCCCGTCCATTGTTGTAGCCTCGGCAAGTGACTCCAATGGTATGCTCTGAACGAGATAGAATATGTTCTCATCCGATACCACAGGGTCATTGATCCCAAATGTGTCCTCACGGTCACTCCTGGATGTCATCTCCACCGGGTTCGGACGGGTCATGTAGATATTCAGGGCCGATATGATGCCACGATAATTATCTATAATAGTCTGACGACCAGAGGTATCCATCAGGCAGTCAAACACGATATGATAACCCGTCCATGTGACAGTAGAGATGGATGACGAATACTCTGACGTTGAATATGCAATAGTAAGTTCTGAGCCCTTTATCTTATATATTGGCGAATGCTTAACCACGCTGCCCGTTGACAGCTCCCAGGCAAACCTCAATAGCACCTTGCCCGTGAAGGTCCGCTTCATCTTGTCCGCTACGATCTTAACGGCATTGGCAAAATAGCTTTCAACATCAGATCCCTCTATATCCTCTGTCCCGAGATCACCAGCATCCCTCTCAATCAAGATATCGGGCACATCAGGCAATCCCTCGTCCAGTATCCGGTATCTCTCCGTATCATAATCGAATACAAAGATGTACATATTTGCATCTGTAACATTACTCACAATGAGGGTATTATGCAGCTGTGCAAAGGTGATCTGCTTGCCAACGAATGATATACCTGTGCTGACTGAAGCTTGGATAATCCCATTCTCATACACGAAATACCACAGCGATCCCCCGGGAGTACCGAGATAGACCTTGAAGGATTCGTTTATGGTATGGATGAACCGGATATCAGAGGCAGTTATAGGAAAGCTCTCCTTCGGTCCTACGGGTCGCCATGCGCCATCCTCGGGCCGGAGGTTAATGATTTCCTGCATCGTGCCGTCAGCGACACGATTATCCGGCAGGTTCCTGACTATCCCCGTCAGTTCGATTGTTTTCTGGTCCATTGTTGTGTATGTTTATGCTAGCCTGTTGCGTGATCATCTTTAATACCGATCCTCCCTCTTTCTGAGGAGGGGGTGCAGTCTTGGCAGCTGATACGCCTGGTGTCTGTGCTGATTCATTAATAGCCCTGAGAGTGGCAAGCAGTGTTCTGTTGGCCTTGCAGAGAGAGAGGTTCTCAACTATCGTCTGCAGGATGGCTCTCTTTGCGTTGATCACCTCCCGCTCATAGGTTTCTCTGAGCTGTTCAATGGTTTGGTTTTCTGAGGTCTTGTCAAGCTCCTCTGATAGCTTCTTCTGTGAGGCCATGATCACCCTCCGGTTGTGCCATACCTTGATGGTCTTGCCATCAACTCCCGTCTCTTTGGCAGTTTTAAGGACATTATGCTTATTCTTATCCAAGATGCCAAGGACAAAATCAATATCCTCATCACTGTACGCAAAGGCGCTGCCGTGCTTCTTCTTTATGCCTGCCAGCATCCTATTCAGCTCTCTTGCGGTCTTTTTCCCTACCTCATCACTCATCTTGTCTTGAATTACATCCAAAGGTCGCTGTTCCTATCCCTATCATTCGGCTCTATTGTCCGCAACTACGGACTAAAAAACCATAATAAGTAGGCAGGAGTACATATGTTTATCGCTGTAATTACAAAACATAGCCATGGCAATAGGAGTAGGTTCAGCAATAGCCCTCGGCTCCACGCTTGTTTCTCTCATAGGTTCGGGAGCGGCAGCGATAGGATCAGCCGGGGCAAACAAACGTTACGACAGGTACCTCGAAGGTCGGCTCTCGGACCTGAATAACTGGTACAACACCGAATACAACACCCCATACCTCGATACGACATCAGGGCGGGCAGCTCTCAGCTCTCTCCGTACATACTACGGCGATGCCATGAAGAAGGTATCTCAGGGTGGTGCAATCACCGGAGCATCCGATGAAGCCAAGGTTGCCACAGGTGACAAGGTGCAGAGGGGCCTGGCTGATTCAGTCATGCGCCTTGCAGGGTATGGCACACAATACCGCGATGCTATCCGCAGGGAGTACATGGGACAGAAAATGGGACTTGAAAACCTGATGCAGGATAACCTCGCGCGTAAGAGTGCGAACTGGTCTAATCTCATGAATAATGCGATGAACCTTGGTATTGGAGCAGCAGAGCTTGGGGGAATGGAAGGAGGAGAAGGCGATGGCAGCATCTTTGATTTCCTTAGGAAGAAGAAAGCTGGCGGTGTAAGTAATCCGCTCGCTCAAAAAATGCTTCGGAGCAATGCGAATAATGCAAAAATCAACAACATATTCAATCGCTAAGCCATGCCGAACACACAACCTTACGATCCCGGGCCATTTTCATCGGTATTTCCTTACGAGGAACTTGCAAAGGAAGAGGAAGAAAAGAAGAAGCGCCTTATTGCAGGCCAGGAGAGAATCTCCCGGACCAATGCCGTGGGGGATGCTCTCAGGCTTATCATTGATTCAGTAGGAGCCTTTAGCGGTGCAACCGTTACCCCTAAAGGGATCAACCCTGGAATTATGAGGGCCTCTGAAAGAATGCGTCAGATACAAGATCAGAGCGATGACACTATGATGCGCCTCCGTCTCATTGACCTGGGGAACCGGCAGAAGGATGTAGCATACCAACAGGGTATTGATGCAGAGAAGAGGGCGGCACAGCGAAGGGCTAATGAACTCACCCAGGCCCGGCAGTGGGAGCAGGATGACCGTCAGGCAGAACAGACCTTCATGGCAGATGAGGCAGAGAAAGCCCGTCAGGGTGCAAGTGCTCTCGAAGATCAGCGATCAGCCAATGACATCAAACTTGCATATGCCCGCGAGGCAGCACAGCAGGCAGTCATTGACCAGAATAATCCCTTCTTGAAACGATACAAAGCCGTGTATGGTAATAAAGCGCCATTCATGGCAATCCCTGACCTTGAGGCAGGCGTTGATATCCCTCTGAGCGACACCGATGCGATGCAGCTCTTGAAGTGGATGCGCAACGATCCGGCAGTTAGCAGAATAGACAAACTCAATATAAACCCCTCCAACCTCACCAATAACCTTGCTTTCAAGAACATTGTGATGGAGAACTGGAACCGGTATGCACCACTAGTCCGCAAGATGGCCTCCGGGGAGAAGATCACCCCGCAGGATGAGCAGATGATGTATGATGCCGGCACAAAAGCAATGCGGGTACAGGAATACGAAACCCGCCGGAGCCAGATTGACATCACCAAAAAGAAAGGAGCCAAGCAGCTTGAGCAGCTCAATGCTGAGTACAAGGACATCTTTGACGAGGGAGTAAGTGCAGGAGGAGGGATAAACCTTACACCGGAAGAGACAGCGAAGATTGACGGGATACTCAATGCCGAGGGATACTCCCCGGAGGAGAAGAGATCCGCAGCTTTCAGCTATCTCAAAGGGCAGGGCTATGATGATGCCGCTGCGAAGGAGTTTGCAGAGTTTGTCTATTCGAACCTCAAGTAACGGCCATGATTACTGACGAAGAGAAGAAACCCAAGGTCCTTTCCACCGAAGAACTGTTAAAAAGATTTAACGCCGAGAAAGCTGGTACTCCCGGAGCGGTCAATGAAGAGCTTGACCCGTGGGGGCATAGGCTTGTGGATCCCGACTCTTTGCTTGCAGGTAAGGCATCGAGGCCCAGGGTGCCGGAGGCTCAGCCGGTAGCGCGGGATACCACTAAGCCTACCGCAGAGTTTGATGGCATGCTTGATTGGAATACTCTCGAAAAAGCAAAGAAGGAATATGAGAGGGAGCCACGACTGAGCGCAAAAGAATACATCCAGGGCCTTGGCAATAAAGTCAAATCGTCAGTAATGGGCCTGGGTGAGATGGTCCTTGAAACACCGCAGGGTATCGAATCCCTGTCGAATGCTCCGGCAGTCATGCTCACCGAAGCGATGATCAAGCGCAAGCTGCGCAGGGGAGAAATTGATCAGGAGACGGGCGACTACCTGATGACTGAGGCAAAATCCATGACCCCAAGGCGCACTGTTACCGGCAATATGCTATTTACGGATACCATGCCCGAGGAGATGCTGGCTGATGGAGACCTTAATACATGGTTCGAAAAGAACAAGGTCCGGTTCAGTGAGATGGGAGACAAGTATGATAAGACTGCTTCTCAATATCTCAAGAGCGGCCAATTCGGGAAAGCCCTGGGAGCCGTATCGTATGGCATTGCGGAATCACTTGCCCCGACCATAGCCGCAGCAGTAATACCAGGTGGTGCTGTAGCCCTTGGCGTAGGCGTTGGTTCAACGGCTTATGATGATGTAAAGGACCGTGAAGATATGACAGAGGCCATGAAGATAGCCGATGCTGTAATAACCGGAACGTTTGAATGGCTATTTGAAAGGTTTGGTACCAGGGAGATGACCAAACAGCTCTTTGATATCTACAAAAAAACAGGTAAGACTGGCATAGTCAATGCCGTCAATTCCAATGCTGTTCAGCAATTATTTGCCAAAGCATACAAGAAGTTCGGAGTATGGTTCGCTCCAGTACATGAAGGCATCTCCGAAGGCTTGACAACCCTTGGGCAGAACCTTGCTGCAATATTCTCAGGCGAGGATCCCGAGCGTAAGATAGGTGACGGATTCTGGGATAGTGTGCTGATCGGTACCGGCATGGGTAGTATGTTTTCACTTGTCGAAAAGACAGCTGAGAAATACAGGACAGCCCGGGAAGGCAAGGCCGGTCCTATCACCGGTCCGCTTACTGTCGAGGAGCAGGATCCAGAGGTTATGATACGTGACCTGGGGAAGAAGTATGCCTACAACGGATTCAATAATGAGATCCCGGAGCAGAACTTCATCAAGTACGGAGAGATGAAGGATGGCCGCAAGGTCATCATCAAGTCAACCAACTTTGCTACTGACCCTGCAAACATGCTGGTCACTATCGTTGATGCCGAGAATCCTGAGAGTAAGCCGGAGATGACCAAGGGTAACATGATCATCAACTCAATGGATGTGCCCTATGAAGAGTGGGTTGCCAATGAGATGCGGAATTACCAGGCTACCATGCAGCAGGTCAGAGGCGAGGCAGCCAAGGCCACAGCTCCCGTACAGGAAGGCGCTACCATCCCCATAGGAGAGCAGCTATTCAATGTCACCCAGGTAACAGACCAGGGCATTGTCCTCAATGAGATTGACAAGGAGGGCAACCTGACGGCAAATTCACAGACCATCACCCCCGACAAATACGGAGAGGTGTTCGGTATGCCGGCAGATCAGGCACCACAGACACAGGCTCCCGCGGAACAGGCACAACCACAGGCAGAGACTACTCAGCAGCCGGCAGGAGAACCGGCACAACCTACAACCGTCAGCCCTCAGTCACGAAAGGTATCAGACGGTAAGAATGAATTCACCATCATTCCCCAGGAGGATGGTAACTTCCGCATGAGTGAATCCTTCGAGACACAGAAAGAGGCCGAGGGCGTTCTCAAGAAACTGCAAGACCGGTATCCCAAGCTCACCTGGGAGACAGAAGTGACTGACTCCGGGGACCTGTTTACTCCGGATACTTACTCCATTGTTGCCAAGCCGAAGCAGAAACCGGCAGCACCGGTAGCTCCGGCAGCCGAGACACCAAAGGTTGAAACACCTGTTGCAGTTCCCGATGTGAAGGCAGAAGCCGTTCAGCCTGAAGTACAGGCTCCATCTCTCCCGGACGAGACTGCAGCCGAGGAGGAAGTGCAGAATGCCGGGGAGGTGGAGACGCAGCCAACCAAGGGCATACCAACCTATTCCCAAAAGAAACAGATTGTACTTGATCACTTTGGAGGCATGTATGAGGATGCGGCAGCATCAACTCCGGAACAAATATATGAGCAGGTACCGGAGGTAACACCCGAAGAGGCAAGGCAGATACATGCTGAGATCAAGGGTGAGTTTGAGGCAGAACAGGAGAAAACAAGAAATGCGCCCGATCCATTTGTCTCTATTGCCAAGGCAGAGGGACAGGTTGACCTGCGCCCGACTGAGGAACAGAAAAAGGCAGGCAACTACAAGAAAGGGCATGTGAACCTCCTGGGCTTCGATATCTCCATCGAGAACCCCGCTGGATCCGTTCGCTCCGGAGTGAGCAAGGACGGTACCAAGTGGTCCAACCTCATGAACAACACCTACGGATACTTCCGCAGGACTGAAGGCAAGGACGGCGACCAGGTTGATGTATTCATTGGTGATAATCTTGACTCCGATGCTGTCTATGTCGTGGACCAGGTGGATCCCGAGACAGGGGTATTCGATGAGCATAAGGTCATGCTTGGCTTTAATTCAGCCGAATCAGCCCGCGAAAACTACCTTGCCAACTACGAACCTGGATGGAAGGGCCTCGGTGCTATCTCCAAGATGTCATTGGAAGGATTCAAGGAGTGGTTAGGTGATGCAAAGAGGACCCGCAAGCCTGTTGATCCGAATGTGCCGGTGAAGGAGAAGGAGGAACAGAAACCCTCCGAGGACACTCGCCCTGTAAAGAAAGTCAAAAAGAAGAAGGGATGGCCGATGAGCAAGGCCGATGAAGCCAGGCTCTCCCGGGAACCGCAGTCATTTGAGGAGGCGGTGTACCAATTCTTCCTTGGCGGTGGCAGAATCTCAATGGCGAATTATTACCGCCATTTCGGGAGAAACAACAGCGAGAGACTGAAGAATATCTGGATGTACTCATCCAAGCCCAATGCTATCAAGCTCGACTTGCTGAACGAGGTATCTATATTCCAATATCACCCCGAACTACTTACCGGCCTAGGTGACGGAGCCATGGACCAGGCCAATGCCTTTGTTGATGTCATCCGTGGCATGGGAGGCAAGAGTGACATAAGACGAGAGCTTGACAGGATACAGTCACGAACAGCCGAGGCACTTGAAGGGGAGGACCTGACACCCGAAGAAAAGGAGATCACAGAGTTCACCGATGATGTTGAAAACCTGACAGATGAAACCTTGCTCGATCCGGATTTATTGGTTATCTTTGAGCTTGAGCTTAACGAGTTAGGCAAGAGCTTCGCAGACATAAAGGAGACGGCCGAGAAAGAGCCCGAGTATTTTTATGTGTTCCCGTATGGATTAAGTGACAAGCAGTTTAACGAATTAAAAGACATCCTCAATGATACAGACAGACAGAGACAAGTTAAGGAGCTGGTTGAAAAAGGTCGTGGTAATGAGATCACTGGCCAAGGGGACCAAGCCGAGCGAGGAGGCGAAACTGATGAGAGTGGAACTTCTGGAGAGGAGACTGAAGAGGGAGGGGCTGATGAAGGACGAGACGAGTCCACAGAAGTAACCCCCGAGTTCGCAGGGGATATTTTCAATGCTCCTGAGAAGAAAGAGCTGCCCAAGCTCAAATCTCCCGAAAAGATATCTGATTTTCATAAGTGGCTTACCCCAAGGTGGAAGGACAACTTTGGCACTGACTTCGATGCTGCCAAGATCCCAACCTTCAACCAAGCTAAACAGCGGTTCTATAATGAGTCTGCCATCGAGTATGAAGGGGATAAAAACGCCCAGAAGTATATCAATGGCATAAAGAATGCAGAGAAGAAGAAATATGCCAAGGCATATAATGAGTGGATACTGAATGGCAGGCCCAAGGACCAGGAGCCGGAACGTGGGGAGTTAAGCCATATGGGGGCTCAGTCCGTTTGGATGCAGCTCAATAAGTTCTATACCCCAACAGAGGGCCACGGATTAATAGCGGTTGTTACTCCCGAGAATGCTGAACAATTTAAGAAACCGGCACTTCAGGCATACTTGGATGAGCTAAGGCGGCTCGGAACATTTGAGGTAACATTCCCGGAGCAGATAGCCAAAGATATTGAGAAGTATTTTGGTGTGAAGGTTTATTTTGATGACAATGCAATTTACCTGAACAAGCCAGATGGGAAGCTAAAGCCGGAGTTTGCTGGAGAGGTGCTGGAACAGTCCAAGGGAGGGGAGTATAAGTACAAGATGATTGCCCGTCCCTTTGACAAAGGGGCCTTCCCGGAGGATGGCTTTATCCGGAGCGAAAACGATCCTAATGGCGGATTCCAGATACTTACCTATGACCGGCAGATGCCTGTCAAAGAGTGGAATAAGTGGGACCTTGTACCTCTGTCAGATATTGAGGACATAAAGGACAAGGAGTTTACTGACAAGGATGGAGACTATAGTAAGATCACTTTGAAATGGTGGGGTAATAACAGGGGAGCCGATGTCTCCATGTACGATACTGACGGGAACCTGGTTGAGGAACCTTTCGGCTCGAGCGTGAAAGACATCTTCACGAATATTGAAGAGGGGTACTGGATTGAGAAACCGGCACAAGAGGCTGCCCCTGGGAAAACTCCTGTCAAGGAGATATGGCAGATGACCAAACAGGACTTTGCCTATTCACCCCTGCGGTATGACGGTATGCCTACAACCGATGGCTCCGGAGTATTCAGGGCAGAGGAGAATCCCGATGGCACCTGGAACGCATGGGTAGAATCCCCTGATGGCAAGAAAGATTATTGGTCCCGTAATGCTTCAGCAGGAGAAGCATGGGACGGAGGCAAGAGAAAGACTGCCTACATGAACCAGGAGGCAGATGCTAAGTCTATGGACCGTCATAAGGAGGCCGTTACACAAGCTCTGAATGAAGGCAAGCCAGTCCCGGAGGAAGTCTTGAGGAACTACATAGGACTGAAGGACTACCTTGAAAAACAGAAGAAAAAAGAGGCGGCTAAGCCCAAGGAGAAGGAGAGTCCGATACCAGCCAACTACCGGGAGCAGATTGATAACCTGAAGGCTATTGCCCTCAAGGAGTCCACAGGTCTGGACACTAACCGCAGGATCGCAGAGATTAATGCTCTTGAGACACCAACCAAGGCACAGATTAAGGAGCGCAATCAGTTAAGGGTAATCCTTGAAAATACGAGGGAAGATATTGCCAAGCGCAATGACAAGGTTGACTATAATATTATTCCCGAGAATAAGGTCCGGGAGATCCGCAAGCTGATTGACGAAACGAGGGCACTGGATGAGGCCATCGGCCAGCGCATCCTTCGCTTGCAGGACGAACGTGATGCCAAGGAGAAATCATTGCAGAAACGCGCCGGCTTGTTTGGTGATCGCAAAGAAGAGGAAGAGAGAAAGAGCGGTATGCAACCAATGTTTGCCGGCGAGATATTTGAAGCATCGTCTGATAATCTGCAGGCTGCACTCAAACCGTTCAATGATGCCATCAAGAAGGCTGAGGATGAGTGGAAGCGCAACGCACAGCTCCTTGACGAGAAGATTGCCCTGGTACTTTCCGGGGCCCAGATGGAGATTGACATGGAGCCTCCGGCAGAGCCAGCGACCACCAAACCGATAGACAAAGAATCACTTCCCAAGCATGAGGACTTTGGGGAGAAGATCGGAGGCGCAAGGAAGGATATGGGGATTACCCGGACTGTCCGCGACACAGATGCTCTCCCTGCATGGAGAAGAAAGTATTTCTATGCTGATCCTTCCGGGGTGATGAATCTCGGGGATCCGACCATTGACACATCCAAACCGTTCCTGGTCAAATGGAGTAAAGAGGTTAAGTCATGGTCAGGCACCAGGACCATGGGCTATCCTGTAACAACCATTGATACCAGAGAGACGAAAATATTCAACTCCGAAGCAGAGGCCGAGGCATACATCCCTATTTATGAGGTATGGAAGCAGGGCTTCAGGATCCGCAAGAAGGATGGCAATTATGTAATCACCAAGACCTCATCTACCGGCAAGGTTGTCGAATACGCCACATTCCCTACCGAGGAGGAGGCAACTACATATCTGTATTCAACCGAGGGTGCTACATCTTTATTGAATCACAAAAGAGAGGATTTCAGTATCCCTGCACTTGATAAGGTAGAGAGAACGGGGAAAGATTGGAGGCAGGGAAGAGATGTCTCCACGGAGGAGTTCATGGATGCCTTTGGATTTAGAGGGGGAGAGTTTGGGAATTGGGTGAAACCCGAAGAAAGAAGGGTGATGCTCAATGCAGCCTATGATTCATTCATGGACCTGGCAGAGATGCTGAAAGTCCCTCCGAAGGCGATGTCTCTCAGCGGGGAGCTTTCAATAGCGTTCGGAGCCAGGGGCACCAAGGGAGCTGCGGCACACTTTGAACCGGGCAGGGCTGTCATCAATATGACACGAATGAATGGAGCCGGCAGTCTCGCTCATGAATGGGCTCATGCGCTTGATAACTACTTTGGACTACAGGCAGCCAAGAAGGACTATACCCGCAACGAAAAGGGAGAAGTCGCCGCTGGTGCTGTGATGAGAACTAAGGCAGACCTGTTATCCAAGAGGGGCATGAGAAAAGAGCTTTCAGAGCTGTTTGATGCCATCGTGAATGCCACCCAGGAGAAGTCTGTCACCCGTGTAATGAGGATTGAGGAGAAGCAGAAGGCATATGACGGCCAGATTAAGAGATTGAAAGATGAGGCCGAGGCCCTTATCCGGAAGTTCGAGAACGGCGTAAGGAGATATAAGTACAACCGCAAGGCAAAGAAGCACGAGGAGGTCATCGTTAAGGCCACTCCGGAGCAAATCAAGAAGGCGCAGGCCATCATTGATAATATCGTAGAGGGAAAGGGAACGAGGCCGAAATGGGCTATTATCCCGGGCAGCAAGGGCCATATGGAGTATTCGTACATCAGCCCGGAAACTATGGCCCTCGAAGCGGTATATAAGGAAGTGTTTGGGAAATCAGGACTCAAACGAGACGGCAATGGCTTCTATAACCTGGGCTACTTTGCTGATAAGGCTTATGCCGCAAGAGAGATACTTGATAAGGCGCTGGCTGGTGAGTCTGAAACTCTCTCAGTGCCCACTGAATTCCTCAAAGTCAGCAAGAAATTTGACCGGTCCCGCTCAAATCCGTATTGGTCAACAAAGGTAGAGATGTTCGCAAGGGCATTTGAATATTTCATCGAGACAAAACTCGAAGATCAGAAGGCCCGGGCTGATTACCTACAGTATGACAAGGCCCCGGTATATGATGCGGTTTATGGGATGAACCCGTATCCTGCCGGAGAGGAAAGGACGGCCCTGAATGAGCTGTTTCAGAAGTTTTTTGATGAGGTCAAGACCAAGGAAGAAGGAGGCCGGACCACAATGTTCCGCACCGGAAACATCAAGAAACACCAACTCGATATCATCAAGGCAACTAATCCAATGCTCGATGATTATCATACTGGCATCAGGTCTATAACAGATATCAAGACTGCACAAGAAGCATTTAATGAATTGATCGAGACGGGAGAGGAGGCCGCTCCGGACTTCACTGCGGCAGATATGCAGCGAGCTCTTCAAACAGGCAGAATCACGGTCTATTCATCTTATCCGATAAAGAATGGTGTATTTGTCACACCAAGCCGGATGCAGGCAAAGTCATACGCCGGGGATGGGACAGTGTACTCAGAGATAGTAGATATCAGCGATGTTGCATGGATTGACTACATCGAGGGACAGTATGCAAAAATATCAGGCGAAAGCAATGCATTCCGCACCTCCAACCGGGGCACATTTGATCCTAAGAACGACAACATCCTATTCCGCGTCATTGGCGAAAGAGGGGCAGGTGCGATTGAGGGATTGCTTGATAATCTGAGTGTAGCCCGAAAGATGGAAGAGGCCGGACGCTCGGCCAAAGAAGTATTCCTTGCTACCGGTTGGCAGAGGGGAGTAGATAATCTCTGGAGATATGAGACCAGGGACATTGAGTTAAAGAAAGGAGTGGATTTCATCAGTAAATTAAAGCCACAGAATGAGGCATTTACTGAAGAGGTCCCATTAACAGATATTATCGAGGATGAAGAATTATTTAATTCATATCCCGAATTAAAAGATGTCAAACTAACATTCTACAACTATGGAAGTCACCCAGAACTCGAAAGAACAGGAGGTTTTGCGAATCCTTCGGAAAAGACTATCGGCATTGGAACAGAAAATTTGGCGGCAACGAACAAAGGTAGATCCCTCTTCCCCGGTCGCTTTGTATCGGATGGAACACGCGGAGTATTCCGCCCCGGATTGGAATATCGTCATTTATATGTTTATGATCGAGATAGTTTCAGATCCGTCTTATCACATGAGATTCAGCACCATATCCAAAGAGTTGAGGGTTTTGCGGAAGGAGCTACAGCAGTGGGCGCTAAACGAGCAGGCAGCCCAACTATTCTCTATGAAGCAGCGGCAGGGGAAGTGGAGGCGAGAAATGTTCAGCGAAGACTCGAGCTTACCCCTGATGAGAGAAGAGAGCGTATGCTTATCGAGACAGAAGATGTCGAAAGGGGCCAGCAGGAAATAATACGCAAGGAATATGATATTCAAGAAAACAGAGCGATAGTTCCCAAGACCCCGCAGCCTACCGGATTGGACGCCCTTAACCGGATCCTCGGCCTAGACGAAGAGGATGACCAGAGATATGAAGTAAAGAAGCAGGTAGAGGACCTGAGTAAGCAGCTCAGAACTCCGGTGAAGGTTATAGGTAACAGAGGAGAGCTACCAGCCAACGTACAGGAGGAGGCTAAGAAACAAGGGGTTTGGGAGAACGAAACATTGTATGGAGCATGGGATCCAAAGACCGGCACCATGTTTATCCTCCTCGATGACTTGATGAAGCTGGGTCCGCAGAGAGCTGCCAAAGAAGGGGTAAAGACCGTACTCCATGAGGCTGTTGCGCACAAAGGACTGCCGATATTACTTGGTGACAAAGGATATGCTGACCTGGTTGAAGAGATCTATGACAGCATCCCGGATGATGACCTCACCCTCATAAGGTATCAGTACGATTGGACCGAGGACCGCGAGCTTATTGCAAAGGAATACCTTGCCATGATGGCGGAGGACAATGTGAACCCGTCCCTATTCAAGCGCATTGTAGCCAAGATACGTGAGTGGCTGCGTAAGTATTTCAACCTGAGTTATACAGAAAATGATGTGTATTCTCTTCTCCGGGCCAGCCGCAAGAACCTTGAGGACACACCCGAAGAGGAGAGAGGATTCTACCGCAGCAGGCCCAAAGCGGATAACTTTGATTTTGCCGGTGAATATGTGCAGGCACAGGGTACATACTTCCGCTCCCGCAAGGCTGCCGTATCCAAGCGCAACACTACTCTCGGGAAGGCTGCCGAGGCATACATGGAGAAGGCCGCCGTCCGCACCGGGAAGGAAACCCTTGAAGGTATCCGTGAGTACATCCAGGATCTCTCTCTGCCTATCCGTAGGTTCGAGGAAGAGCTTCTCAGGCGCGGAGGTAAGCAGGATAACACCAGCAAGCCCTACCGCGACATGAGCCTGTCATTCGGACGGCAGGAGAAGTTGTACAATGACTACTTCGAGGGTAAGATGAAACCTATCCTGCAGGCCGTAGCAGATATCAAACGTGCCGGCATGAGGGGAGAGGACATACTTCCGTACATCATTGCCAAGCATGCCATAGAACGCAACCAGGCATTCCGCAGCCGTGAGCTGAAAGAGTGGGTAGAGGGACATAAGGAGAACGTGCCCCAGGATGAGGTCAACGCCAAAATGGAGGAGCTGAAGGATAAGGATTACTCAGGCGTGATGGGATTCGATACCGAGGGTAAGTACACCAACCCGGATGAGCTGGCAAGGGATATTGTCAGTGAGTTTGAGGGACAGGTTGATCCGAAGTTCATTGACAACCTGTGGAAGAAGGTTAGTGCAGCCACCTCCGAGATACTTGATACCTGGGAGAGGGGCAATCAGATTTCTCCCGACCAGAAGCAGGAATACCTCTCGCAGTTCCGTTACTTCGTTCCCCTGAGAGGATGGAGAGAGGGAGCAGCCAAGGAGCTTGTCTATACTAAGGGTGACGGATTCTCCCGGTCATTGCAGTATGCCAAGGGCCGTAAGTCACTTGCCGATAACCCGCTGGCATATCTTCTCAATGTGCAGTTCCAGGCTATTGCTGAACAGGTAGATAATGAGGTCAAAACCTCGATGGTCAACCTGATAATAAAGAATCTCAGCAATAACGAGATGCACGAAATGGCTACCATCAAGAAGCTGTACTACGTGAAGATCACTCTTCCGGACGGCACTGTTGAATGGGAGCCTACTACCATAAGACCTTCGCAGGAGATGTTTGATAATGGCGATGCCAGGACAAAGATATACTCCGAGCACGAGAGACTGCGCAAACCCCATCAGGCCCGGGAGCATGAGGTTTATGTTCGCAAGCCCGGCGGTGATATGGTGATGGTGTTCAATGGCAAGCACCTCTCTACCGCCCAGGCGATGAACAAACAGAACTATATGTACCGGACCATCTTCGGTAACATATACGATGCCCGGGACCTCAATAAGGTCATGGCCCTGATGGGACACATGAATAACATGCTGAAGGCTCTTTACACCTCATGGAATATTGTGTTCCCGTTCACCAACTTCATGCGTGACTTCCAGGAGGCAAGCATCACACAGCAGATCAAATCCAAGTCCGGAGGCAAGGTCATTAAGAATTACCGCGCTGCCTTCCCGGCTATCATACGAAGGATACAAGGCAAGCAGGACCTCAAAAACCCGATGGACCAGCAGCTTGAGGACTTCTATAACCTCGGAGGTGCTACCGGTTACACTCACATGAAGAGCCCGGAGGAGATAGAGAAGGACATCAACAAGGAGGTGGCCCGTATGGTCCGCAAGGGAACCATCGCAGGAGGCATAGGTGATGCCGGTCATGCACTACTCGGTGCTGTTGAGCGCTGGAACAAAATCTTCGAGGATGCAACCCGGTTCTCCGTGTACCTGTCGTCACTTGCCATTGGTAACACCAAGGAAGATGCTGCCATAGATGCCAAGGAAGCCTCTGTGAACTTCAACCGCAAGGGAAAGGGGAGCAAGGCATGGGACTCATGGTTCGCCTTCTGGAACGTGGCCCTTCAGTCAATGCAGAAGAACTTTAAGCTGGCAAAGGATCATACAGGAAGGTTCTCGGCAATAGCATCATCATTCGTGATGTTGGGATTCCTTGAAGCAATGATGAACGCCCTGACCGATGACGATGACGATCCGGACAGCTCATACTATAACCTCAACTCCTACATGAGGCAGAACTACCTTGTGATACCCCTGCCGCAGATAGGAGACCTTCGCAAGAAAGGAAACAAGTACCTGAGTATCCCTCTGCCGCAGTTCTGGAGAGGATTCAAGTCAATGGGCTCAATAGGTTTTGATGTGGCCACAGGAAGGATGAAGGCCGGAGAGGCCGTGAAGGATGCCATCGGTAACTTCATGGGAGGGTTACTGCCGATTGATATAGGTGGATTCTGGAAGTCAGGAGAGTTTTCATTTGCCCCGATTGCTCCTACTATAACTAAACCACTGGTTGAGATAGCAGAGAACCGCAACTACATGGGCTACACCATCCGCAAGGAGCCGTTCACCAAGGAGCAAAAGAAGTACCTTGCCAATGCCGGCCTGGGGAAAGATAATGTGAACCCGGCAGCCAAGTTCTTTACCGATATGCTGTTCCGCTGGAGCGGTGGTGACAGCAGGTACAAGTATTACACTGATAAGCAAGGCCGCACCCGGAAGGTGATCCTCGATGTTAACCCGTCAACCATTGAATACCTGTTTAAAGGTTACACGGGGGGAACTGGTGGTGTGGTTTCCGATCTGATCACCACGGTCAGCCAGACGCTTGACCCGGATGAGGAGGTTGACTTCAAAAATGTGCCCTTCGTAAATAAATTTTTACGCCAAACACCTCCGGCAAAATGGAATATCATATCCGAATACTATGATTTGAAAGAGGCCAATGACCGCGATATTACCCTGATGAAGGAGTACGAAAAGCAGGGGAGGGAAACCGGAAACACCTCACAGTATGAGCGCATGGCCGAGGATGAATACCGGATAGAGCGCAAGATGATCTTCGACAGCTATGAGGATCAGATAAGCGACCTGACTAAGGGAGTCACCAAGGATGACACAGAGACATCCAGCCTGGTCATTGAACTGATGGATATGTGTGTTGGAGAGGTCAAGGAGCTTGAAGCAAGATATAAGAGAAAATACTAAACCATGAGAAAGAATATAACAGCCGAAGAACTGAAGAAGCGGCCCAACAGCAAGATAGGCATGCGAAAGCAGAAGATTGTACCTCTGCCCGTTGCCTCCCTCGATAGCGACACCAAGGAGAACATCGAACTCCTCGAAGAGTGCCGCCGGTGGTGGGAGAGCATGCGTGACCTTCGCACCCGCGCCAGACGCAACCGTAACTATTACCGCGGGAACCAATGGTCAGATGAGATGCAAGACCCGACTACAGGCCGGTGGATAACTGAGGAGACGCACCTCATGAACCAGGGTAAGGTGCCGCTGAAGCAGAACCGCATCCGCAACCTGGTTGCAAACCTTATCGGGCAGTTCCGCAGTAACCCCACCAAGGCTGTTGTTATCGCCCGTGGCCGTGAGGAAGCCTCCCTGGGAGAGATGCTTACCAACACCCTGCAATGTGCCCTCGAACTTAATGAGGTGAAAGAGCTTGATGCAAGGGAGCTGGAAGTGTTTCTTATGTCAGGGGTAGCCTGTCAGAAGATTGGCTATGACTTCTGGAAGGAGCGCAACCTTGAGGACCTGACCGTGGAGAATACCAATATAAACCGGTTGTTCCTCAATACAGATGTGTCAGATATCCGGCTGAAGGACCTCAGACTGATAGGGGAGATCATTGATACCACCGTTGACAATCTGGTGAGTGCCTTCGCCAAGAACACTGCGCAGGAACAGAGGATCCGGGAGCTGTATGCCAATATGACGGCGAAGGAATTCTTCTCGGACTACGGATTCGATTCCCGAAGGACTGATCACCTTGACTTCTACATCCCCAGGGATACCAATAAGGCAAGGATATTCGAGGTATGGCAGCTCAAGAGCGAATGGAGGACCTATGTACATGACCCAACAGACGGATCGTACACCATTACCAAGGCTTCTATGAAGGAGATCGCAGCGGAGAATGATATGAGGCTTGAAATGGGATTGCAGAATGGGATTAATAAGCTTGAGGTGCCGCTATTGGAGGCCGAAGCCAAGCTCGAACATTTCTGGTATGTCAAGTACCTCACTCCTTCGGGCCACTGCCTGTACGAAAGAGAATCCCCCTACAAACACGAAGAGCACCCGTATGCACTTGTGCTATTTCCGCTTCTCGATGGTGAGGTATGGGGCTTTGTTGAGGACATGATTGATCAGCAGAGGTACATTAACCGCATGGTCATCATGCTTGACTTCATCATTGGAGCTTCAGCCAAGGGGGTGCTTCTGGTGCCTGAAGATTGTATCCCGGAGGGGATGACCCCGGAGGAGTTTGCAGATGAATACCGAAGGTTTAACGGGGTAATAGTTTACAAACCGAGAGCAGACGGGCAGATACCCAAGCAGATCAGCGCCAACTCTACCAATGTAGGCATCATGGAGATGCTTAACCTGCAGATGAGCCTATTGGAGAAGAACTCCGGTATCAATGAATCCATACAGGGACAGAGAGCCCCGTCAGGAACGCCGGCAGCTCTCTACGCACAGGAAGCACAGAACGCTACCCTGAACGTGTATGACCAGCTGCAGAGTTTCCAGAGCATGATACTACGCAGGAACCGCAAGGCCCTGAAGGTAATCACTCAGTTCTATAAGGATAAGAGGTACCTGGCTATCAACGGACGGGCAGCAACACAGGAAGAGAAGATCTACGATCCGAATCTCGTTCAGGACCTTGATTGGGATATGACTATTGCACAGGGTATGGATACTCCGGTGTACCGCCAGATGGTTGATGATATGCTCTTCCAGCTGTTACAAGGTAATCTCATTGACCTCGAAATGTATCTCGAACACACAAGCATGCCGTTTGCTGATAAGTTGCTTGCCACGGTCCGCACCCGTATGGAATCCCTCGGAGCGGGAGGAGTACCCGGGCAGGTACCTCCTGAGATGGCTGCACAGGTCGGAGGAGCAGACCCGAGAGCTATGGCAATGCTACAACAGGCAGTAGGAATGAAAGGCAGCAAAAGACCGGCTGCATAATGATATACCCGGCGGGGTTGTTTTAGGTTAATTTTCAAGGGTTGCCCCCTCTCAGAATACGGGAGGGGGTTTTTACATGCCTCCAAAGGTGAGTGCTCCGGCAATAGCCGCAGCCACTCACCAAATCCCTCTCAATCAGCCCTTGCATCTTGGATCTCTTTAGTTTACCAGGGATATCCGGAGGCATGGCCTGACCTATGGAGTTTTCATATCCATCCATCCAACAGCACCCTATTTTACCATCCTTCCTCCGTTGAAACAAGAACTCAAGTATCGGCTTGGTCGGGATGTGCTTGCACTGAAGTGTTTTATTCATTCCCATGTTATTGCACCAGATATTGTAAAGTTAATAATTCTCCATGATGTTCAATCTCGCCTATCTCCACCTCCGGGAACCGCTCGAAGAACGGACTGAGCAGGGGAAACTTGTCAGCGATCTGATAGAAGTATTCGGGATCCAGCCGCCAGGCGATGTAAAGGACCTCCGGCATACGTGGCAGGAATTGTGCAAGCGCAGGATTATTATCGTAATCCTCATGACATTCACGATGGGCCAACATACAGTTTAACCTGACCGTCTGCAACTTATCGCTGTAGCTGCGCCTGACAATGTGAGCCAGGTCTGCCTCATCCCTCACGGCATGGCCGCATAGCCCGCACAATGGGTAATATTGAAGGTACCAGTGTTTAATCTTATTCAGCTGGGCCTCGGTGGTCATCTCGCTTGTTTTTAAAGCATTTCCGTGCATCTCTCTCCACACCCTTCAGGAACCTGCCTAACCTGATCGCACCGTCACCGATGGCAACCAGGTAGGCAAGTATCACTATGAGGGCGAAGAGGGTCATTCGAAGATTACTTTGTACCAATCAAGTTTGTCGAAGGAATTAACCTGCATATCCATTTCCTCCGCCCAATAAGCATATTCCAGGTCATTAAGAATTACACAATATCTTTTTATGATCTCTGGCTTAAAATCATCACCGGGATAAAGTCGGTATGCTATATCCCCCGGCTTCAGGTCGGACCGCTTGCAGGGGATGAGGTAAAGTTTGTCGTTGGGGATACGTTTTTCGATTTCCGTGCGAATATAGCAGGCACAAGGCAACTCCTCCATAACGGTGAGCCAGAGCTTCCCATTCGGAGACGCGATCCCTAACCAGCGATGTGATCTGTAGAACTTGATATTCTCCGGCACCGGGATGCGGTCAGGATACGGACTCTTCTCCTCCTCCGTCATGATGACCCAATCACAGGCAAGCAGGTCCTCTTCGGACATGGTGTAAGGAGCTTTAGTGAGACCTGCAAACTTTGCCATGAATCGGTTTTCGATACCTCTCTCCAGCCATGCCCACAATATTTTCCCCGTCCATTTCTCCCGGAACACTTTGCCTCCCATCTTCAGGGCTTCAAGGGCCTGACCGAAACACACAGTTTTTGCCTTTATGGCTTTGTCATCCAGGAGGGATGCCTTGGACAGCATTGATTCAACGGTTCGGGGCGTAGATCCGTCAGCGCTTTTAAGGGCATAAGCCCAGAAGCCATTACTATCCTGTTCTATCTGTTGAACATAATAGACTTTTGATCCATAGCCGATCTTTACGGCATCGTCAATTTCAAACTTCGGTTTGCTCATCGTTTTCGGTTTTAATTGGTTGTTCAGGTTTGTCAGTCACCTTGCTCTTTTTGATTATCCCGGCCTCCCGGGCCTTCTGTGTTGTCACTGGCTCTCCCGATACGACAAAGCCGGTGAAGGGGCGTTCATTCTCAGTCATTGCGTCAGTGCTGCTATAATGATTATTACTACTATTGCTATCCCACAGTATGCGAAGATCCTCTGGGGCTCGAAATGTTTGTCAATGTTGTTCATATCACGGTCAGTTTATAAGGTCTTGTCTTTATCCGAATACATTAAATTTCTTGATTATCGCCTTGCGCAGAGGGGTGCAGTATGTCGAAATGAAATACAGCACTGCTTTCCAGTTGAGTGTCCCCCGTGCGAAAAAGAACCTTGCCATTGTAATGTCTCCCATGACATAATGATACCTGGCATAGGAAGCAAACCACCTTTTCATCGTCCGGATGTCACCATCTGCCTGAAGTAGTCCGAGATAAAAGTCCCTACGGCGATAGTCGGGATCAAGGGATAGATTTTGTCCGTCAACATAGCGATACACGCATGGGGCTATCTCATGGCATTGACGGCTCTCTGTCACTTTAAGAAGCCAATCATGGTCAAGCTGACCAAACATCTCCTCAAATAGAGGCACACCCTCATTTCTCATAAGGATACTACTCATGTACGGCCAGTTCTTTGACTTATTCCTTGACAGTAATACTTGGTGAATAGACAAACTCTGCTCCATTTTCTATCTGTTTGATTTGTTCTTTAAGTTTCCACGGCAACCATTGGTCATCATGGTCAAGGAATGCGATCAGGCTTCCAGTGGCATGCTGTATGCCGAGATTGCGCCCGTAGTTTGGTCCTCCTCTTCCGTTTCTTACTCTCAATAGCCGGCATCCATATTTGTCTGCCACCTCAAGCAACCACGTTAAGTCCCTGGAATGATCGTCACATAGCAGTATCTCGATGTCACAGTCTGCCGTCTGGTTGCGTACCGACTGCAATGCCCTCTCAAGGGTTCTCTCGCTGTTGTGTGTTGGTATGATTACAGATACTTTCATGTCAATTCTGTGAATTTGTTACATCTACCGCCCTCGCTCCCCTCAGTTCGGTTGCTTCCTCTTCTGGTGTCAGCAGGGACCAATGCTTTATGAATGTGTTGCCCTCAAAATGGTCAACAAACGGTTCACACGGGCAGTCCTTACTGTCATCATGTAGCTTTACTTCGCCAAGGGGAATGATGTGGTAGATCATTTCTTATCCTCCTTTGGATACGGCATAATGATAAAGTTGAAGAGCATCGGAGTCCCGTCATCAGCCATGATGATTGTTGACTTGAATTTTGGGTCAATGACGGGCTTCTTCTTTGCCTTCTTGATATTCTTCCTCCAATACCGCTCAATCAGCCGCGATATTCTCTCATATGATCCGGTTCCTAATAGCATGGTCATAGTTCAGTCTCAAATGCTAACTCCGATTTGAATTCCTCATTCGGCATAGGAATGGTAACATGCAGTTCTATCTCTGCATCGGCCCGTACCCTCATGACATACTCCATGAACTCCTTGGAGAACATGGCTGTGGATGAGTCCACCTTCGATACCAGCTTCCACTTGCCGGTTTTCTTGCTGTACTTGAAGTCATGCCGGAAGTTGTACCTCCGCTTGCATTCGTCATGTACTTCCTCCTGGGTATGGCCGGTGAAGTCACTAATCATTTTTAGTACGACTCCCCAATAATATGCGTTAAAGTCAATGGAGCGGATAGGGTACAGGTCTTGCAGTGCGATCCGGAACGGGAGCCGCCTTTCCTTTATCGCCTCGATCAGCCTCTCACGCTGACGGTTGTTCCGGATCACTGCAAAGTCCATTGGTTACTCTCCCTGTCCTGGTCCTGCACCTTCTCCTTGATGCGCTTGTTGTACCATTCTGCGAGGGTCATTCCAGAGTTGTACCAATCATGAATCTTTCTCCTAGATGTATGGCAGACATACATGTATTTGTCATCTCTCTGGATGCAACTAACCTCTCCTGGCTGAATATCCAGATACTTGGCGACTGTGATATTCATTAGCCCTGCATTGTCTCTTTCAAGAAGTGCCTTTGATGCGCACCTCTGCAGAATAGCGTCACTTACCTTAATTTCATTTTTCATAAGCTTTTCGGCAAGGAAACCCATTGGTCAGCTTTGCTGCCGATGGAAGGAATTGCCGCTCCATAATTAAATTGTTTAACACGATTAGTAAATTATTTTCAAATATGAGAAAAATTTAGTATATTTGCAACATGAAGTTGACATTGAAAATAAAACTTTTGCCTACCGATGAACAGGCTAACTTGCTTCTCGACACGATGAAGGAAGCTAATGCTGTTTGCAATGCCATTTCTGATGTGGCGTGGCAAGAGAAGATTTTCAATAATTTCAGGCTCCATCACAAAGTATATCATATCTACAAGGCTACGTTTAGCCTTTCTTCTCAAATGCTTATTAGGCAAATAGCGAAAGTTGCAGATGCTTATAAGCTGGATAAGAAAGTTAAAAGGCAATTTAAACCACTTGGTAGTATTGCTTATGACAGTAGGATAATGACCTACAAGCCGAATAACATTGTTTCTCTGTGGTGTATCGGTGGCAGGCAAAAAATTAATTTTGTTTGCCACAACCCTAATTACATTCCTTATATCAAAGGTGAAGCTAACTTGGTTTACAAGAAAGGTAAGTTCTACCTTTTCCAAACCGTTGATGTTCCCGAAGAGGATGTTGAGGATGTGGAGGAGTTTATCGGAGTGGATATGGGGCTGCTCGAAATCGCATACCTTAGTAACGGTAAAAACTTTGGTTCTAAAAAATTTAACGACTATAGAGAAAAAAGACAAAAAGTAAGGAGTTCGCTTCAAAGCAAAGGTACGAAAGGCTCTAAAAAAGTCCTGAAACGATTGTCTGGCAAAGAACGAACTACGAGTACAATTATTAATCATACTATTAGTAAACAAATTGTTCAACTTGCTAAATCCGAAGGTAAAGGGATTGCCATTGAGGATTTGAAGGGTATTAGATTTTCTGCCAACAAGAAAGGTAAGAAATTCAGAACAAGGGTAAGTAAATGGAACTTCAACCAGCTTAGAAGTTTCCTTACTTACAAATCTTTGCTTAATGGTGTTAAATTGGTAGTTGTGCCACCTGCTTATACAAGCAAGACTTGCTCCAATTGCTTTCACATAGGCAATAGACAAGGCAAAAAATTTACTTGTAGCAACTGCAATTCTGTATTCGATGCCGACGAAAATGCAGCTAAGAATATAGCATTGTTGGGGACTTCTGTAAACAGTCCTGAAAAGCCGAGTATGTTGTACTGTCAAGTGCATTCGTTCTTAGGTTTAAAGCCCATCCCATCGCTTTAGCGTGGGTGGGTAGTTTACTGTTTGGCCTCCTTATTTTTGTTTGCCTTTTTCTTGCTCTCCTGTATGCGGTCAAAGTCGCGCTGAGTATTCTTGTTACTTGTCACTATCGCAATAGAGGCATTCACCCTCTGCAGGTAGTTCATCCTCGGCAGTATCTTCGCCCTGGTGAGCTTCCCGATTATCGTGGAATCCATCTCGTTTATGCCTCCCCACTTGTCACGAAGGATATAATAGGTCCGTCCGTCTTTCGCATTCTTTATCCGGGCTCTCTCCAATGCCGCATCAATCATCCGCTGGTCACGGATAACATCGCGCCTGGCTCTGCGCTGCTTGAAGCGTTCAACCCATGTAATCTTCTGATAGGTGGTCCATTCCTTCCAATCGGCCTTTACTCTTGTGATAAAATCTTGTAGGTAGTTCATATCTATCTGTTTGCGAATTGCTTCTTGTTAATCTCTATCTCTTCGGGGTCCTCAGTGTATATCACCAGCTTGCCGTTGATACCATTGCCGGAACGGACCGTCCCTTCAGCCCACAGCTCATTGAGTGCATTGGTTGTCTCAGGACCAAACTCATGCACTATCTCTGCCAGGTACACATTCGGCCAGCGGGTCTCGCTGTATTTCTTTGCCAGGTATGCTTTGATCTGTTCTTTGAGTGTCATCAGAATAGTTTTTGCTGTGTATCAATCACAATCTTTTCTTCCGCCTCGTTCAACAATACAACGATGGTTTCGGGAGACGATTTGGTCTGTATAATCCGATTGTATTCGGTAAGCGGTATGTTTGTTTTCATAGATAAAGCTCCTTTCAGGTTTACAAAACTCGAATGTATCTTTATCTATATTATAACACAATACGGGATGTAATTCAATTGCTTTATGGTAATGCTCCCACCCATTTATAGTTAGTATTTCTGTATCTTCTGACAAACACCCATAAATCCACTGAATCATATCTCGCACTTGGAATCCTGCATCTTCAATAGCACAAGCCATTCTGTGATAAGTTCGAGTGCCACCGAATGAAAGCAAGTGACCTCCCGGCTTTAACACCCGATATGCTTCCTTCCAAACATCTATGCCAGGCACATCATAATCCCAATGCTTACCCATGAAGCTAAGTCCGTAGGGCGGGTCCGTGACAATGCTATCAATAGAATTATCAGGCAATTGCTTCATGGCTGTGATGCAATCACTGTTGAATAGCTTTATATGGTCCTTCGCAAATTCCACAGCTATATCGTTGCTTCTGTTATTCTTCCCGGTCTGCGCTTGACGGTCGGCAGGATGATCCTCGGGGGAGGCAGGTGTTTCAGGCAGGCCCACAGACCTATTGCAGTAGCCATCACCATATCATCATGACAGCCATCAACTGCACCATACCGGCCATTAGGCTTGATCTCATAAGTGTCCAGCTCGGAGAACACCCGGTCATCGCGTTCATAGAATAGCTCATCGCGCAGGGCAGCGTTCAGGAAGTCTATTATCATCGGCTTGCTGACCGGGTTGGTATGGAATCCGTACTTGACGGGGATCCCCTGCCGGATCTTCTCGGGGTCAGTACGCGCGTAGATGTTGGGATAGTATTTCACTATCTCATCAAGGATAGTGAGGAAGTGATCACCCTCTGCCTCCATACTGGTCTTGTCATAGGAGTTGGATTCAGGGATGAACAGGGCGTTGTTGTAGAACTTGGCCAGCTGCACAGCTTTCCAGGCACCAAGGTCCTGGTCAATATGGCCTTTAAATGTTGCAACCGTTTCAGGCACCCCTCCGTCCATGATCCCGTACCGGTCAAATACCCTCATAACAGTATAGTCAGCCTCCGGGCTCCGGCCTCCGATATCCATTGACACCACATACCGGTTGGATACCTGTTCCTCCTTATCAGGGTACATCCATATAAACAGGTTGCCGCGGTCAGCCTGGATAAGCTCTATATCTTCGAGGGCAGTCTTGTCACGGATGGTCTTGCCGCGGATATCTCCCACAAACTCCGGATCCATCTTGTGCTTACGGGCCTGGTTGACGTATGCCGGGGAGAATACCCTTGCTCCGGTGGCCTGAAAGCTCTCTTCCCAGGTGCTCGGAAATTCACTCTTCATGCGCCACTCATCGTAGTTCTCACCATTCTTGAAGTCGAAATACCACTTAATGCCTTCAAGGGTAGCACCGAGGGACCAGAGATATGAGGCATAGGGTTCTGCGTCCATCCACTTGACAAATGCAGACAGGTCAGCCTCTGGGATATCTTTCTGATACAGCTCGATCTCGAACCATGCCACAAACACAGGAGCATATGCGCTCTTACCATCCATGGCAGACAGCCACTCCCTGTGGAAGAAGTTGCCTACACCTTTAGCGGTGGATTCGAGGGCAATGAGGGAGAATGGCACCTGTGCTACCCCGGCACGGACACTCTGAGCAAGGTCCTCTGCACTGCGAAGTTCTGTTGTCCGCCAGAAGCTCACCTCCGAAAGGTGACTCATGGCAAGGTCAAAGGTTCTCAGACTATCGGGCTTCTGCGATGAGCCAATGATGATTGAGCAGTCGCGCTCATCTATCCTCCGGTTCTTGTTTGATCCTTCCAGGGGGGACAGCTCAAAACCTCCGAGGTCCTTCGGATAGTTGGTGATGAGACGGGAGTACATCGCCCTGATGTTACGGGCCTGCTCTTCCACATCGGTAACGATACATGAATGCCACCTGGTCCGGTGAATGAGCTGTATCCATGCCATATATATCTGCACCAGCGTTGACCCTCCCCACTGACGGGCCTTGTCAATGATGATGCGGATAGGAACTCCGGCAACTCTCATCCTTTCGGGAACGGCCAACACCTTTCGCTGTGGCTGATTCAGAGAAAAGGGAACTATCTGTTTCGTCCTTTTGTCCTGTATCCTGGCAGCGGTAACGGCCCAGAACTCAAAGTCATACCGGAACCGCTGGTTGATCAAGTCACGAAGGAATAGTTCTATCCCTGTATTATCGGCGGGGATACCGTGAGATTGAAGGACTGATTCAAGTTTGTGATCGCGGGCAATAGCATCTATCAGAGCAGCATTCTCATTGTACATGGTTACGGGGATACCCCATACAAACTCATTGCCGCCAACGGAGAACTCTATGCGCTCCCTCTCGATAGGTGAGCCGACCCCTGTTACGGGATCATAAGGGGCAAAGAGGGCCTTTCTCCGGGCCTTGTTTTCCCTGATTATGCTATTGACATCAGAGGCGTTCATTTCTTCTTCTTCAGGAATGATGCTGTCACCTTACGAACATATTCTATTGAATAATTCAGGTTATCAGCAACTTCGGTGCATATCACTTTCCGGGAGAGCTTTGGAGCAATCTCGGGGCCATATGTGGCAAGCACCCTCGTATATTCATCATAAATCTTCTGTCGCCTTAGTAATGTGTTTTCTCCGGTTTGACTCATTATACTGCGTTGATGCCGTAAATATAGGTTTTTTTGTCCGCTATACAGGGCTTATTGTCCGGACACTTTTCAACACATTGATTAGGTTTGACGGTGAATAACTACAACCAAAACGCAGTAACGTTATGTCAGAATCATCAGGTAGCAGCACAAGCACAGGCAGCACCGGAGCCACAGGGGGAGAATCCTCTTCAGGGGGAGCCCAGGCCCAGGGAGCAGCAGCCGAAGCCGCCGGCACCGAAGCAAAAGCACAAGATACTCAGGGAGAGGCAAGTGCAGAAGCAGAGAAGGCGAAGAAGAAAGAACAGCCTCCCAAAAAAGAGGGAGAGGAACCCGGGAAGAAGGAGGAAGCCAAGGAGGGCAAACCGCCTCACAAGTATCACGAAAGGCTTACGAAGGCATTTCCGGATCGCACCTTCGAGAAGGATGAGGACTATGACACGGCAATGGATGAATACCTTACATCTCTGGAAGATTACAGGGAGAAAGGAAAGAAAGCCAACCAGAAGCTCCTCGCGCTCTTTGAGTCAGAACCGGCAGTAGGAGAGATGGTCCGCGATATGATGAGCGGTGCGTCCTTCCGTGAGGCAGCCGCACGGCATTTTTCAGCCGAGGACTTCACTCCGACAGAAGGTGATCCGGACTATGAGGGCTGGGCCAAGAACAAAACCGAGAGGGAGGAGAAGATGAAAAAGCGCAGGGAGTTTGAAAAAAACTACGCTGCCAACCTCGAAGCCGCCGGAAAGGAACTTGAGGCTTTTGCCAAGGAACATAACCTTGACGAGAAAGCCACCGATGAATTCCTCGTAAGCATTGAGAAGATGCTTGAGGATTTCAACAACGGGAAGATTACCAAGGACTCGCTCAGGTTTATGCGCCGGGCGATGACCTATGAGCAGGATATAAAGGATGCCCGGGAGGAGGGTAGGATTGCAGGCCGCAATGAGAAGATAGTGGCACAGAGGGAAGAAGAACCGGATCAGACCGGTGATGGAATCCCCAAACTCGGCAAGTCCCCCGACTCCCCTGATGAAGGAAAGAAGGGAGGGTACTTCGGAGGATTACGCGACCGAATGAGGGATCGCGGATTTTTGGACACAGAACGCTAACTAATATTTTAAAACACAATGAGAAACACTAACATTTTTAATATCGGAACTAAAGTATTGTCGCTGGTATTCGTACTTGTGGCAATAGCATGTACCTCTCTTATGATGGGTGCGGCTGGCGTAACGATGGCTACTGGTGTTGCTGTAACAGGTGGCACCGATGGTACCGGTACTGTCAGCACTGAAAAGGTTAAGGCCGGAGTTCCCGACCTGGACCAGGATTATGTATCCAAGCTGGTCACTCAGATGCGGCCCGCGGCCACACCTCTTGATACTATCATGAGGCAGATCCGTCAGGCAACCCCCATCAAGTCATGGAAGACTGAGTTTTATGCCGTTGATGCCCGTCCACTTTATGACGAGGTTCATACGGCTCACACTCATTCCGCTGGCTCTGGTGTGACAACCAAGGACCTGAGGGTTAAGAACGTCGGTATGTGGGCAGCTGATGACACCGTGATGTTCAAGGGCATTACCGGTGGTGACGGAAAGGATCTTGTGTGCTTTGTTATTTCCAAGGACACATCTGGCAATACTGTTAAGCTTCAGCCGCTCAATGGTGTTGATGATACCGTTGAGGGCTCTGCAATCAAAGCGGTTCCTTCCATTGCTGCCAACACAAGGATGGTAAGACTTGGGTCATGTAAACATGAACTTGATGCACAGACCTCTCCTTATGCTATCCTGCCTGAGAAGAGCTACAACTATGTGCAGCGTTTTATGGCACAGGTTGAAGAGTCCATATATCAGCGCTTGCATCAGAAGGAGGTTGACTGGACCTTCACCGATTATGAGGCGCAGAACGTTTTCGACATGAAAGCTACCATGGAGCAGTCTTTCCTCTTCGGGATCAGGTCAGAGTTTACCGACCTTGTAAACAGCAAGAAGAGGTATTCCACCGGAGGTATAGCCAACTTCATTACTAAAGCCGTTGAGTATGGCCTTGGTGGTACAGACAGGGTTATTGATGACGCATGGTTTGTTGATGCCTCTAAAACCATCTTCCAGGGCAACAGCGGTTCAGAGGTAAGGTATCTCTTCGGAGGAAGTGGACTTATGGCTAACCTGATGAAGGTAGGCACCGTTCTCAAGCAGATTCAGGGCAAACAGACAATGGTGAAGTATGGTCTTACCTTCAAGGAGATTGAGACAAACTTCGGCCTTCTGAGGTTTTTCCATCATCCGCTGCTTGATCAGGCAGGATGGGAAGACAACGGGTTAGTCCTTGACCTCTCCTTCATTGAGAAGCATACCTTCATACCTCTCAAGACTAAGGAACTTGACCTGATCTCATCCGGTCAGCGTAACGCCAATGCAGTAGTCATTGAGGAAACCTGCGGTGTTATTGTTCGTTATCCCGACACTCACGCAATCATACGTCCGAGAGCGTAACCAATAGGCTAAGACCAGGGGTGCCCAGCGCATCCCTGGCTCTTTAGCTGATAACAATAACCAAAACAATCAGACAATGGGAGTAAGAAAAACTTATCAGGCAGTCGGGTTTAAGACCCTTGACTTCTATGAGATGGTAAATGGTGCCAAAGCACTCATCCAGTTCAGAAGCGGGAATCATGCACCTGACTCAAAGGGCCAATATACAACGGAAAACCCCGATGTTATTGAAGCCCTGGACAACTCTTCCGCTTACGGCATATCATTTAAATGTATCCGTACAGAGAAAACTGCCGGTCCTGACCTTGCCACATCAAAAGCCAAGACCGCACCGAAACCTCCGGCTCCACCCGCAGATAATGAAGGTGTTGGAGCAGGGAACGAAGGAGGCGAACCGGGTGTTGGTGATGGCGCAGATGCCGGAGGCAATGCCGGCGATGGATTTACCAATGTTCCCGATATAGCAACCGTACAGGCTGCAAGGGATTACCTGGTTAAGAACTGCGGAGCGACTGCAAGCAAACTGCCGAACGGTCCCGCAGTGAAGAAGTTCGCAGCTGAGAAGAAAATCAACTTTGTTGATCTCGCGTAATCATGGACAGGACGGGGTTGATAAATAAGGTAAAGGTCATTCTTGACGAATATACTCCCGAAGGTGTAGGAACACCTTTTGAGGAGTACATAGGTCCTCTCCTTGATGAGAGTGCCCGTGAGATCGTCATGGAGGGCCCGCTTTATTTGTTAACCCCGATGCCTATCCCCCTTGAATCCGGATCGCCGGCAGAGAGCATACTGAAATATGCTGATGACCGTGCGTATATACCGGTCCCGTCAGACTTCGTGCGGCTTCATGAGGTCAAGTTTCCCCTGTGGAAGAGATCGGTCCGTGAGGCTATCTCCCAGGAGAACGAAGAATATAACATGCAGGAGAATGAGTATCTGCGCTCGGGCTATGGAAGGCCCTTTGTTGCCCTCGTAAGGAAACAATTCTCGGGAGGAGCACTTGCAAGATACCTCGAATGTGGTAAGGCACTTGAAGATGCGGTGCCCGGTACTGCCCTGTATGTCAAGGAATCATTACCAGAAGATCTTGCTGAAGAGTTTGCTGATACCCTTGCCTGGCGGGCTGCCTCAAAGGTGCTTGCTACCTTGGGTGATGTAAACCGCGCAAAGGTGGCGCTTGAGCAATCAGTGATCCATCTGTCCAAGTTAATTAACTAATTATTAACAATTAACAACAAAAGCAATGAACTTATCTCAGATTATCAGGATACGGATGGCAAAACCATTTCTGTATCTGTTTTCAAAGGACTACAATGTAGAACATGCCCTTGGTGCCGGTCCCACTCAGTTTACCCATAAGGGTATCGCCTGTTCAAATGTTAAGACCGTCAAGAAGACAATCGGCGGTGTAGGTGTAGCAGACTGCGACTTCAATTTCGCAACCGCAGCCAACACCAATGAACAGGTCATTGACCTCGGTGCCATCGTTCCGGCCAAAGCAAGGGTGCTTGATGTCAAAACTGTCACAGAGGTGGCATTTGCAGGAACCAACCTTTCTGCCCTTGTCATGGAGACAGGAAACGCAAGCTCTGGTGCGCAGTTTATCTCAAGCGCAACAATAATGGCTGCTAATGCCATTACTGCTGCAAACCTGACAACTATGAACGTTGCTCCGGCTGCAGCTGCATCCAAGGTATATTGTTCCGCTACCCCGACAGGAGCCAACTGGGCCGCAGTCCTGGCAGGCCGCGTAGCCGTTTATGTGAGCTATATAGAGGTATAAATCCCTACTGATATGGCAGTCTATTCGGGCAGTACACCAAAGTATCTGATCCGGCTGCTTAATGAAGCAGGCGTTCAGCTTGATCCGTCCAACCTTGCACAGGTCACGGAGGTGAAGGTATTTATCAACAATGCCATCAACGGAAATAGTATTGCCAAGTTCACTCTCCGGGAGAGTCCCGTCCCGACAGGCTATTCATTATTGACCACCAAGGACCTGGGCGATGGGGATGTCCGGGTCCTGATGGTCCTTACCTCCGCAATGACAACCGCAGCAGAGGGAAACAGTAATGAAATCCAGGTAAACGTTCATATTCCGGATGCAGATGTAACTACTGGCACCAGAATAATCATACGCAGAGGGAGATTTCATGAGATACTGAAAGCACGAACATGAGCGATGAGAGGGTAGATATCATCCTTGCCGAGAGCCCCGCAATCTTTATTGAGGATGCGGATGACGATATCGGTGTTGATGTCATTATTGACAATCATATCGAGGTTGATGTTGCGGAAGCCATTCCCATTGATCACGGGCAGATGCCCGGACTTGGCGATGACGACCATCCTCAATACCATAATGATGCCCGAGGTGATGCCAGGTATGAGCCGAAACTTGGGAATCCCTTGGTTGACGACTATGTATTAAGTTCAAAGACAACCGGTGTTCGAAGCTGGGTGCCGGCTGTTACCCTCGGAGGTGAAGGAACAACAGATCATGGCCTGCTTACCGGACTCGGAGATGATGACCATACTCAATACCACAATGCAGCGAGAGCTGACACCTGGCTCGCCGGGAAAACCTTTGACCACGGAGCCCTCTCCGGGAAGGATGATGACGATCACCCTCATTACCTGACACAGGGAAGAGGAGATGCAAGATATTCACAGCTGCTTCATAAACATGCCGGTGAAGATATTACCTCCGGTACTATTGACGGAAACCGGCTGCCAGCAATTTCAACTACCAAGAAAGGTGCTGTCCCTCCAACATCTGATCCCCCAACCGGCAAGGTGCTGAGTGACGGCAACTCATGGGTTGCTATTGGCGATTTATATAATCCCTTCCAGACACTCACAGATGATGAGTATGTGGATTGGAACCTGGTAAACGGAAAAAATGCAAGGGTCACTCTCGGAGGAAACAGGACTCTGCGATTAACCACTCCCGGCAATGGCATGTCGGGATTTCTTCTTGTGAGGCAAGATGGCACCGGCAGCCGCACCTTAACTCTGCCGGCAGGGAGCCTGATGATGGAGGGCGGCTCATTGACACTTGACACAGCCCCAAATGCCCGGACTTTCCTGTACTTTGAATATGACGGGACAAACTATTTCTGGCATCGTGTACGGGAGTATGCTCTTCCGGACCATAACCACGATGCTTACTATGTAAGTGTTGTAGGCTCTCCGAACCTGACAAACTTCCCGATGCTTAATCCTTCAGGAGAACTGATAAACGGGAGTTACGGTCCTTCAGACTTTGCGGCTGCATCGCATAACCATGCCGCTACAGCAATTACCTCTGGCACCCTGGATGGCGACAGGCTGCCGGCTATGTCAACAACTAAGAAGGGAGCAGTGCCGGCAACCGGAACACCTTCCGGGAAGTTCCTTAATGATGGAGGTTCATGGGTGGGTCCATCAAGTTTCTATGCTACATTCCAGACCCTCGAAGATGCTGCCCCTGTAAAATGGAATCTACTGAACGGCTACAACGCCAAAGTCACCCTGGAAGGCAACAGGGCATTATCTATAACCAACGCATCATCCGGAATGTCAGGCTTACTCATAGTCAAGCAGGATGCTACCGGAAACAGAACCCTCACTCTTCCCACGGGATCAATTATACTCGGAGGAGGCACTCTTACCTTGTCAACCGCTGCCAATGCAGTTGACATACTGACATTTGTGTATGACGGCACAAACTACTACTGGTCACTTGGTAAAGGATATGCGTGATGATACAGAGATATGCCATGATACACGGCCAGAATAAGCCAATGCTGGATTACACTCCTTCTCTGGCTACCAATGCACCTCCAGGGGGAATAGCCTTTGATGCGGATGGGAATTCTGCCAGGGATAGCTTCAATGTGGATGTGGCAGATCCTTCCCAGGAATGGAATTCATACGAAGTATCAGGATCATGGTGGAATGCTGTGCCATCTTCAGGCGAAGGCGACACCCTTGTGACAATAACATGCCAGCCGCAGGACCTCGGAGAACAGCCAGAGAGGTCCGGAACGCTGGTATTAAGATCATACCTCTGCGATAACGTAGAGATAGCTATAACACAACAAGCAAGAGAATAAACTACAAAAAGATACAACCATGAAAATGCATGTTGACGAAAACGGGAAACCGGTACCGGTCCTCGGAATAGGGGGCAAGGGAATTGTAATTGACGGTACATCCGCTACCGCAAAATCGGATGCGCTTGCAGCCGGGGTTTATCGCATATGCCCCTCTGAAGCTACGGCTGATGGGGTAACATATACCGCAGGGGAAGATACGGACGAAACTCCGCTTGAGGCCGAAGCCACAGACACATATCTGGCCGTGGGAGCTATCGAATCAATCTTTGTTGAGAACGGACATAAGATTGCTGTACTCGGAGGAAAATTGAGCGTTACGCCACTGACATAATGAGGGGCATTAATAACATAACCAGGGGCGTAAACCGGCTCGGCATCAATGCCGGGAAGCCTGCGGGACTACCGTCCGCTCTCAGGGCGAAGTTTCTCTTCCTGTGGAGCGGCAAGTACGACGGAGACAACCTGAAGGATGACCTGGGCGGAGCTGCTGTTATCACGGTGACGGATAAGGATTGGACCACCAATTTTATCCCGCCGACTACCGCAGCCACGTTTGCAGTACCGGACAATGCAACGTTTCTGGCTGCTGACGGAGCGGATGACTACTGGTTCAATGCTAGTGATACCCTGCTGCAAAAGACACACGCTGACCTTATCGCCAGCACAACTACAAGAACATTCATTAAGTATGCAGACACCGCTCCGCATAACGTAATCGGCATAGGGATTCTCAAGGCGGGCGAAACGCTTACCGATGGAGAGAAGATTAAACTCAACCGATACTTCCGTCTGTGGGCAGAGTATTGGGGTGAAATGATGGATAGCGGGTACATGAAGAGCAACCGAATAGGAAACGAATAACAACAGACAATATGAAAAGGTCAATATACATAGTAACAATCCTGTTGATCATCGGACTCTCCGGGTGCATCGGGACAAAGATATACCTGGGAGGAGACAAGCGGGAGATAGCCGATGACACGCCGATAGGCCGGGCCATTGATCCTACCTCCATTCCTGCCGGCGGCACTTGGGGGAGTATTCGCACGATACTCAATACCAACCTCAGTAATATCAACGGCACTCTGGATTCGGTGGAGGTTACTCTTGCTGAGTATGGTGACAGCATCACCAACTACTCTGCGGATATTCAACTTCGGCTCCTGAAGTCAGACACAGCCTCCATGCTCGGGAATTATACCAGGAACGGGGAGTTAAATTCTGCCCTGGCTGCAAAGGTTAATGTGTCTGACACGGCAAGTATGCTTGCTAATTATGCATTGACAAGTGAGCTTGGGGATGCCGGTACTTCAATAGGAGATGTCAGAGACGAAATAGCCGATAGCCTGAATGTCCTGCGACCTCTTTACGTTGCCGTGGCTGACACTGCGGCTATGCTTAATCCCTATGCGAAACTGACTGATCTCTCAGAGGGAGGTATAGGCATAGGTGCTGTACAGGAAGAGATTGCGGACAGTCTTAACGTTCTCCGGGCAGCCGTAACGGTTGGCAATGGAACAAAGGCTCCATACTTTGACGGTTCTCAGGATGGCGGTCAGATACTTTACTTCTACGGGGATAACGGATTCTATACAGCCCTTCAGGGAGGTGCGCCTACTGCAAACAGAAGTTACCGGCTTCCGATAGCCGCTTTGCCATCTGCAGGACATAAGGCATATCTCAATATTGATCAGTATGGAAACATGGGATTCATTGATACAACTCTTGTCGGAGGTGCCGATAGCTCTATTTATGCCACTCGATATTTTACAGGGCAGACTTACGCTTTGGCAAGTGCATTATCAACTCTTTCTACAAGAACCGATAGCATTGTTGACGTTCTTGCCGATACCGCAAACCTTGAAACGGTTCTTCAGATTGATCTTGATACTGATACTCTTGCTGATCTCAGTGAAGTTAGGTTGCGATTAGCTATAGCAGATACATCTGTAATGTTAACTCCATACATAACAAGAGGAGATACTGCCAGTATGCTTGCCAATTATGCATTGCTATCAGAGATTTCAGAAGTTTCTATTGATAGTCTTAATCTCAATGGAGGATCACTCACACTTACAGGAGATGATAAACTAACCTTTGAGACCAATGGTAATGCAAGTTACTCTCTTCCTGCTGGTGGAGGTAATCTTACCATTCAATCACAGGTTCAGGGATGGATAAACGATAGTCTTGATGTGTTCAGACCATTGTATGTCGAAGTTGCCGATACAGCCACTATGCTTGCCAATTATGCATTGCTATCAGAGATTTCAGAAGTTTCTATTGATAGTCTTAATCTCAATGGAGGATCACTCACACTTA